AAGTAACCATAGCGATATAGGGTCGTCTTTAAGTACTGCATGCTTATAAGACATATCACTCCGTTTCCCCGTTTTTTATTTATTTAATATATTATACTATGCGGCGGGACTTTATGAAATTTGTGATTTCAATGCCTGAAGAATAGCATTAGATTTAGTCATTTCAAGAGTTTCAGTGCGAATTAGTTTTTGGCAATCATCTGCGTACCAAAGCTTAGATAGAAGTTCAACATCAGCCATATCCTGAACTTCAGAAATTGAATTATGTTGATGCGAAGCACCTCTATATTGAATTAAGTTATCAGGCCATTCTGTAGGCAATGTAGCAAGAACTGCTTGATACATAACTATATTTTGTTGATATTGTGCAACCTCAGATTCACGAGATTGAATTGCCATTGTTAATGGATCTATATTTGTATCTGTCATTTTATTTCTCCTTTTTAGTTTTTATCCGAATTGTACATCTATGACTGTTGCGTATGGTAATGTGGCTGGATCTGAATATTTTGTTCCAAATGAAGAACCAGTAAATGGATAAGTGTATATGCTATTACTTAAATTTGTAGCCATAGCAATTTCTGTTCCGTATGGGCTAAATTTTCCATTATAAAAAACTGTACTTCCTATTGGTGTAGTTAAAGACGGACCAGATATTGTTGTTCCAAATCCTGATGTTGAAACTGGAATTGCTGAAAAAAATACAAAAGGAGTTCCTCCATAAATGTTTGAATTTACATTAAGATAAAAACTTCCTGTTTGATTAAAGCTTCCACGATAAGACTCATCAATTGCATTACTTGTTGCAATTTGTGTTCCAAAACCAGTTCCTGTTGTCCAACTAATTAGCTGTACCCTTGGTGTCACCCCAGCAACCATAAGTAAATTTCCTGTTGGATTTGTAGAATAACCTTGATAATTTACTCCAGAAGAGAGATAGCTTGGAGATGAATACTGAGATCCCCAACCAGTACCTGATATGAATGCCCAAGCATTCATAAGATTAGTATTCTGACTTCCACCTTGAAATACATCATCTCCAACAGAATTTACTGTTCCACTATATGTATTGGCATAAGTCATAACTGTAGATGAATCAGTATATTTTGTGCCAAATCCTGAATTAGTCCAACTCCAAGCTGAAGGGACACTGTTTTTATTAGCAACAACATCATTATTTGATGGTGTAAAATTTACAGCAATTGCTGATGTTGTCAATAAAGTTGATGGATTTGAAACTTTAGTTCCAAAACCAGTGCTTGTTACTGGATATACTTGCATATATGGAGATGAACTTCCTGATGCTATAAAATAATTGCTTGATGTTGAAAATTTAGAACTCTGTCTAGAAGAGGTTGGAGCGACTGCTGCAACTGAAGGATCTGAAAATTTTGTTCCAATTCCTGTTCCTCTTACCCAAGGATACAAAAGAATATATGGAGAACTGGTGGAAAGTACTGATAGATAATTTAATTTTGAAGCTCCCGCAAAAACATTACCAAGTATAGGCATTAGGAAATATCCCCTAAAACTGTAAACGAAGGTGTTGCTCCTCCAACTGTACAGATTATGCTTGCGCCAGAATATTGTGCTCTTAGCTTAGGAGCCGCAACTACTGCTGCTGGGGAAGTTATTGTTACTCCCGATCCTGCAGAAAATGTAGTTTGACCTGTTCCAATTTGCTGAACATGTATCTGATCATACTGATTAAATACAGATGGCGGAAGTGTAACGGTAATTGAAGAAGAACTATTTAATGTAACAAGTTTATTAGTATCGCTTGATTGTAATGTATAGGTTGTTGTTCCAACACCTTGAATACCTACAAGAAGTCCTGGTCCTAGCGGACCTTGTAGTCCTTGTAGTTGATTAAATCCACCACCTTGTAAACCTTGAATACCTTGAAGGCCTTGTATTCCTTGCACTCCCTGAGCACCGTAATAACCTTGCACACCCTGTGTACCTTGTGTTCCTTGCACACCTTGTGTGCCTTGAGTACCCTGTGTACCTTGTAGACCTTGTATTCCTTGCACTCCCTGAGCACCGTAATAACCTTGCACACCTTGTGTGCCTTGAGTACCCTGTAAACCTTGCAGACCTTGTATGCCTTGAGTACCTTGTGTACCTTGTAGACCTTGTGTACCTTGCACACCCTGTGTGCCTTGTGTACCTTGTAAACCAATTAATCCTTGAGAGCCTGTTGCACCTTGGAAACCTTGTATGCCTTGCACACCCTGTGTGCCTTGTGTACCATAATGACCTTGCACACCTTGTGTGCCTTGAGTACCCTGTAAACCTTGAAGGCCTTGTATTCCTTGCACTCCCTGTGTGCCTTGATTTCCTTGCGTACCTTGTAAACCTTGAGTACCCTGTAAACCTTGAAGGCCTTGAGTACCTTGAAAACCCTGAATACCTTGAGGTCCTCTATTTGTAGTTAAATAATTATCAATTTCAGAAGCCAATGCATAGATATCCCTTGGAACATCGGGAGTATCAGTATATTGAGGGTAATTAAAACCCTTGGTGGTTTGTAGGCTCATATGCTATAAGTATACCAAACTAATAAAAAAATGCATTTATTTAGACTTTATAATCTTTCTAAATTATACTTTATTGATGATTTATAATGCTCTGGAATATCTTCTTCAATTAATCTATTAAATATAATTTTAGATTCGTCTCTTCTTCCAATCCACCAGGCTGATACAGCTTTTTCAAATTCTAGGCAATACCGACCATAATACTCAACATCTATTTTAAGGGAATCAACCTTTGAAGTATGAAGTAATCCTAATTCAGCAAACATATAACATTCTTGCCATTTTTGAGATCTTTCATAATATCTAGAAAGGACAAAGTAGGCTTCTGGTCTATTAGGCATATATTGAATTGCTTGGAATAGGGAGTTTTCTAATGTATGCTCCCGCCCACTTTGATCTGCAACACAATATGAAATTCTAATTAATGATGCATAAACTAAAGACGGATGAGAATCAAATCCATATTCTGCAGTTCTTAAATAAAATGACATTGCTGCAGCAGTTTGTCCAATTGCTTCATACTCTTTTGCAATATTAAAATTATGTTCTGGATTAAACATATCATTAGATGCATTGTAAATTAATTCTTCAATTGTTTCCATATGTCAATGCCTCCATAATCATTTCTTCAACAATATTTTCTGGCACTTTCAAAACAAATGCTGCATTATCACTAAATCCAAATGTTAACAATAAATCATTTTCAAGTTTTGCTGCACCTGCACAAAATTCAATATATGCATCAAGGAATGAAAAGCTTTCTGGAGATAGCCCAACTAAATTATAATCTTTATCCCAAACACAAAGTCTATGACGATATGTACCATTCTTCTGATTAAGATAATTATTCCAAAGATTTACTTCATGAGATACTGAAATGTTATATTTATCATTCCAAGGAATCATTGCAGATCCGCCTCGTTGATCTACAAAAGTTTTTAAAGATTCTTTATTAGAAACTTGTTCAATATTTGGCGGATTTTCTGGAAGTGCTTTTACAATTTCAGTAGGTGAAGTCCATTTAACAAAATGAAATGGTTTGTCTATAATAGGATACCAATTCTTTTCACAATATGAAGAGTCATCTCCAGTTGTAGGGATTCTTACTCTTGATACTTCTTTTGCAGTCCACTTTTTCTTGTTAAGTTTAATTTCAGAATACTCCATACGACCTTGACCATTTGTAGTTGTATCTCTACGAACGCCAATTAAATAATATTTATTATCCCACTTAACAATACGAGCATCTTCTAGTCCCACAAATTCCCAAAGCGGGGGAACATCAAGAGTATTAGTATCTACTAGACAATAATCAGTCATATTTAAATCTTTATCAAGTCTACACAAATAATTATGTGTTCTAAGATTCATATCTTTTTCTGGATGAAGATATGCCAAAGGTCCCCATGCTGAAGGAAATTTCATATCTTTTTCAGCATGATATAACGAATAATTAACATGTCTTAGATTAACTAAGATATCCCCATCATCATCTATAAATATGGAGGGATTCATTAATCCTGTACCTTTATTTAATCCTTCTTTTATAACAATTGGTGCTAACTTACCACCATTTTCAATAGATCTTTGAACTAGATTCATCTATTGATTATATCCTATTGTTGTGGATCTTGTAAAGTTGCTTGTGCTATAAGAGCATTAATTTCTTCTTGTGTTAATCTTTGAACTACAAATATAACAGGCAACCATTATCCCAAATCTGTGTCGTAATACATTAACTGTGACATTTATTCTCCTGAAATAAGAGTTTGATTGATAAGAGTATACCCACCCTGCCCACATTGAACGCATACGGTATTAACCTGTGGGTCATTTTCATTGCGTGTCTCCATGTAGCCTGTATTACAACAGGTTGAAAGGTATTCGTATCTGTAATTCATTATTGCTCCTTAGTAATAAAGATAGACAACGCCGTTACCACCACTGCCAGCAGTTCCGTTAGTAGAAGCACCGCCTCCACCACCTCCGCCAGAGCCACCATTTCCACCGTTATTTGCTGAACCATTGGCTCCTGCGCCTGTGTAACCAGCACCGCCTCCGCCACCACCAAAAGTTGTACCAGTTCCAGATGAGCCAGTTCCGCCAGCGTAAAGATCGCCAGTTCCACCTGCTCCACCTGTACCAACTCCTGCTGTTCCAGCAGAGCCACCGCCACCGCAGATAAGTCCACGACCACCAGCACCGCCAGTAGTTGCTCCTGTTGTAGTTACGGCAGCACCGCCGCCTCCACCTGAAACGCCAGCGCCACCAACAGCGCCAGTTACATTTCCTGCTGCACCGCCACCACCTGCATACCCGACAATTCCAGCCCCCGCAGAAGGTGCGCCCGTGTAAGCGGTTGAACTTGTAAAAGTTCCAGCCGCAACTGTAGTTGCCCCAGCGGCACCACCACCACTACCTGTAGTTGCTAAGCCAAATCCACCCGCACCACCGCCAGCCATTACCATTCCGTAAATAGAAGATAAACCTGAACCGCCAGATGATGAAGAACCACCAGTACCGCCAGTTCCAACAGTTACGGAAGTTGAAACATAAGTCCAACTAGCAGAGTAACCACCTGCACCGCCACCGCCACCACCTGTTCC